ATTGACTGAAAGCAGTTATGCTGCCCGTTGCCTTTACGCTATCCCTACGGATGCCGTTAGCCACCTCTTTACTTGATGCCTTTACGTTCTCATAGATTATCCTTTTGCGAAGGATGGGAACGGTTGTATAGGTTGTATCGAATAGTTCTACCGTCTTTGTCTGAATGTCTATCCATTCCTGTAAGGTACGGGTAGTATCAATCACCGATACCCTCATTGTATCGTAAACGTACACCGTTACCGTTTCGGTTTTACCCTGTGATTTGTTTACTGAATTGCATCCAAATAGCACTATCAGTACTACGATTACAATAAAAACAACGGGGAACCAATTATACTTTGGGTCCTTGCTCATCTGGTACGATTGCATAGTGTTCACCATTTGCTAATATTGCGGAAAATACCTCCAATAGGGTTGGCAGGAATGCGATAATAGTTGCTACGCTTGCCATTTGATGGTCATTGAGTTTGAATATCTGAAATACTGCAATAACGGTGGGGCCGGATAGTAATCCGATAACCCTCTTTGATTTGCGGTACCATTTCGGAGCCGGCTTGTTTACATTGGTTAAACTAATGTTTGTCTTTCCCATTTCTATATTTGTTTATATTCACGAATATTGTTACTAATGCGCTTGCAATGGTGCAGTAGGTTGCCAAATCCGATGCGGTCAGATGGCTGAATACCCATAAAAAAAGAGTTACAAGCAGTCCATTTATTCCTGCATCATTTGTTTGGTGTTCCATGTCTTAACGCATATTTATAGAATGATTCAAATACTACACCCCAAACGAACCACATGATGAAAATATCAAGCCACCCGAATACGGGAGTGTAGTAATGTACTGCCGCGAATAAAGATAGCAGCATTGCCGTCTTTGCAATATGCCAAGCATCGAATCGCATCCAATTAAATGTCAGTTTAACGTACTGCCATGATATTGACGGATTCCACCATTTAGCGTTGTACTTGCTAAATATGGACTTTTCAAAGTGCCACAATAGTACATCCATTACGGCATTGAAGAAAGCGGCTAATATGATGAATAGATAAGATGTCATTAGTTAGATATTATTTTCCAGTTAGCACCATCGGAAATGATGTGTACTCTTGAATATTGTGTTGATAGAGTTTGAGTAGTTGCACCATCTATTGTTTGCGTTCCGTTCGGGTCAACTGTTATCGTACCCGTTCCGCTATTCTTTATGATTAGTATTCTCCCCGTATTACCTACTGCCGTGAATAGGTTAACGGTGAAAGTACCCGATGTGCAATCAATTACATAATCATTTGTTGCAGCGGTGTATGTTGTTGTACGGGCAAGGTATGCTTGATTGAATCCTGTGCCTTGAATACTTCCTGCTACTTGTAATTTATCAGTTCCGTCATCTGTTGTTTTTCCAACAAGTAAATCACCTGCTGAAGTTGGGTCTATTATAATACTTAATCCAGATGGCATTCTTATACGTTCAACACTATTTGCAATCAATGATACAGAGTTTGCTGCTTGTAGATACATTCCATTTGCAGGTGCGGTTGATGATGTCGGAATGAATGAACCACCTGTAACCGTTCCCCCCACCGTTGCATTGGTGGTTACTGATAAATTCTGTACCGTTGCCCTTGCTGATACGTTCATACTCCCACTCACCTGCAAAGCATCTACTCCGTTATCGGTGTTGGTGTTTATTAATGCAGTACCATTAACGGCTAATCTTGCAGCAGGGGCGGTGTAATTTAATCCAAGATTACCGGTAGGTAATATTAAATTTGTTGTCGTTCCTGTATTATTGCCTGCAAAATGAATAAAATCAATCCCTGAATCATTAGTTAGCGTTAATGTTTTTCCATTCGTAAAATATGTGCTATTGTAACTTTGTTTAAAGTCGGTAAAACCCCATCCACCTGAATTTCTTGAAAGACGTAATAGTGAAGTAGTACCTGTTGTTCCGGGTGTTTCAATGTGTAATAAAGTACCCGGACTTGTAGTACCGATACCTACGTTGCCTGCGTTATCAATTCTAATACGTTCTAAAGAGTTAGTATATATTCCAAGATTGTGATTGCTTAAAGTTCCTAAAATCCCTAAAGTTCCTGCGTATGATATACCTGTTTTGACCGTTCCATCACCGCCTAATATATTGCCTCCTATAACATCTAATTTCGCACCAGGACTTGTAGTACCGATACCTACGTTGCCTAATCCGTTGACAATAAAAGAATTACTATTTGAATTTGTTTGTATTCTAAATGCACCTGCCGCAGTCATATTAGAGCTATGCGATAAATTGTCAATATCTAACGCATATACTCCGTTACTTAATGAAGCAGCAGTTTGTTTAATTAAAGTAACTGCTCCACCTGTTTCTATATTTAATTTCGCTGCCGGACTTGCCGTACCTACCCCCACATTCGTTCCATTATCAAATATCTGTGAATTACCGATAGCAGTTGATGAAGTGAATTTTGATACATAGTTAGTAGTACCACTTCCTGCAATACTACCTCCACCACCACCTACACGCATCCATGTCCTCTTATACTTTACATAAAGCGAACTATCAGCAGGTCTAATTAGTATCTGCGAACTATCGGCAAGTACTCCGGCAGCAGTATCTTTCGTAGGAATACCGATACCATTCACATAACGTACTTTGCTACCCGTTTGCTGCCATTGTGCGGATGCACCAACGGATAGAAGTAATAGTAAAACGATTATAAACTTTCTCATATGTATTTATTGTACTAAAATTATAATTTTCTCACCTGCGAAGAACGGCACACCCGAATCAACGGTTAAAGTACCACTACCAACAGTCCACACCACACCCGTACCAGGCAATCCACTATAAGCAATGGTTTCAAACGATGTGCCACCCCTACTGCCATAAATCATTGTCTTACCTGCACCACCCGGTATAGCTATCGAAGTCTCACCACCGCCAGCAGTATATTGCAGCACCTGTGTTGTTGTACCTTGTATAACGATGCCCGTTGGCGTTACAGACGTTCCTGCTAACGAATACACTCCCGTACCCTGATAGTTCACCTGATAAGTGGCGATGTCCTTATTCGCACCCGTAATGGTGAAGGATTGCAGCCACGCTAACCCTGATACTATCACTAATCCACCTGCCGTACCATTGTCAATAACGAATTTCAATGATACCAACTCCCGATTGAGTTGGCTATTCAGCATAAACAGGTAGGAATAATCATCTAATACAACAAGTCCATCTGCTTGTATAGACCATGATGCGACATCGGGCCGGGATTCTCTGAACCATGCACTACTGATATTAGTAGTTTCCATCGCATCCACCTCTACCGAAAAGGTGCAAGTCCTTGCACACGCAATGAGAGTGTCGGTCATTGCGATTGAATTGTACCTGTATAGGTTGAGTTTCTGTCCGGTTACTGGTGTCATACGCAATCTATTCCCATTGTTAAATTTGATCCGCTAATAGTTATCGGAGTGTATATCCTTGCACATACCGATTGCCCCGGTAGCAAAGTTACGGGGCCAAACGCAATTCCATCACACCGTATGTAAGAGCCAGTCCAGTTAGAACCAGTTAAGTTAGTGTATTGCTTACAGGTTGCAGTTGGTGTTGCCGTTGGTGTATCTATTTGCGTATAAGTAAGTACCGTATTCGATACCTGCATGGCAGTACCTGACAAGGTATTGTTAATGTAATCAATGGTGCAGGTACTCATAATAAACCTTGCAGAGTTCACATTAACCAAACTTGAAGGATCTTGTACCCCGAAATTATGTACCAACCCCACAATGTAATTCTCTGCCTGATTAAACACATTGTAAGAAGTGAAAGCCATGTTAATCTGTGGCAAGGAAAGGATGTTAAATAACTGCGAGTAAAGTAAGTTACCCAACGTTGCATAGGTATCACTACCGCCAAACCTTTGGAAGTTCTCAAGTGCCGAACCGCCTAAATTAAGGTTAAGAAGCGTCTGCGCTTGTGTAGTACTATTTTTCGGGAATGGTAAACCTATTTTGGTACTTGCTTCCTTTTTATATTGATTAGATGAAGTATTGTTATTCACTACCCTCTTTTCAGTCAGCGATGGTCTTGCAGTTTTTTTGATGTTGGCTATAAATGCCTCATTTATACCGCCATTAGATACCCTGAATTTTATGGTCAGAAATCCATTAGCCGGGCATGGAAGCGTTGTAATCGTTTTCGTTTCCATGTTGGTAGTGTTCACATCATCCTCATAAAATGCGGATGTACTCCATGCAGTACCAGTTGTTGTCTTTTGGTAATAGTACACCGTAGAACCTGTATCTAATTTAATCTCAACAAGCATCTTACCTGTAACGGCTGCTTTAATCTGATAACCTATCTCCAAAATATCACCCGTTCCTACATCTCCACATGAGTTCGCTTGTAGGTCAGTATTACCCGTTCCTGATATTAATGTGGCACCGGATATACCGCTATTGCTATTCATTACAAAGCTACCACCCGAACCAATAGTACGGGTAAAGAAGTCAGGCACACCGCTTGTAATGATTGACATATTGCCATTCATTATAGTGTTACCTGCATAGTCAATATCACCCGTTAATACTATGGACTGATAACCCTTTGATATTGTCTTATTTTGGTCATTGTTAATGAAGTAGAATGGTGTGGTTGTATCATTCTGCCAGGGCTTGTAAGTCCTGTTAATGCTTACCGATAGCAATGTATCGGATGCAATAGAACTATCTGTACGAAATACCCTCAATGTATCTCCTGCCCTTTCATTAACGGATGCCATCCACCATTCACCGCCCGATTGAAATATCTGCGCCCCGTATGCCGTTGCAATCGTTTCAAGTACCTCATAGCAACTTTTAAAAGAGTAGTCATTATTCATCCATACGTTTGGCAGGATATAACTATTCCGAATGTGAGATACCGTTGTAGTTTGGAATTGTGCGTAATAGTTTACACACGAATTGATATAATAAGTTTCCGGGAACTGAATCGAATCAAAGCAATTCTTTAATATCCGCAGTATTGATTCACCCTCGTTTATGTTTGCGCTTGTAAATGGATAGGGAGTGCTTTTAAGTATAGCCAAGCCATCAACACAAATGATGTCTATAAAGTTTCTGCCCGTTGTGAATGGTACTTGTAAGGTATCCATAAATATAAACCCTTGCCACACAAAATAGGTCGTTCCCTGTGCGTATAGCTTAACGTAGTACTTTTTATCATCCGTTGTGAGAAAGTCCGGTAATGGGCCTGTAAAGTCGGTAAAATCGGCTCTAATGGTTAATGTAGTGGCAAGTATCGGGGAAAATGGATCATCGCCCGTTGCAAGGCAGTCAAGTACAAACGGGGAGGGGCCGGTACCTACTGAATAGGTTGTACCACTATACCCATTCTCCCATATTTCAGCAGTATATGTTAGTCCTGATTTGCTTATTGCTTGTAGGGTATATTTTTTACCGTATGGCATATTAGGTGGTTAATGCTCTGAATGAACTTGTACGTTTTTGGCTTATAAAGATGTCATTACCTGATATTCTGCCTTCTACTATCACTCTATTACTACCTCCCCCCATTTGTGCTGCCGATGCGATTATTGACCTCATTTGGTCAGGTCTTACTATGTGTTCTGTGCCGTGTAACATTACAGGGTAACCGGAACGGGGGCCGCTAACGGTACCTCCTTCGGAGAAGCCGAGCATCTTACCAAACATCTTAAAGAACCCACCGCCACCTGCTTTCCCGGCAGTACCGCCACTAACGGCTGATAATATCGCCTGAAATATTGCCGCCTTTGCTGCTGCAAGTGCGATGTCAATGGCTAAACGCTTGAACATATCCCCCAATGCTTGACCGATATTCTGACCATTCATCATAGCATTGGCAAGTCCATTCAAGCTATTTATGGCAGTATTAGTCAGGTTATTGGCTAATTCTAAATTAGCAATCCTTTGTTCTTCTATTTGATTACGTTGCAGCATTACCTGATTAAGTGCTGAATTGCCTTCGGTAGTAAGTTTTAACTTATCTAACTCTTTCCCCTTTTCTCTTTCCGGCATGATGGTACCTTGCCCCATCATTGCAAACTTGAGATTTTTGTATGCCTGGATCTGTCTTTCTAACTCTGCATTTTCTTCTTTTATTGATTCTAATACTGGTTTTTTTGTTTCTACTGACTTTGATTTCTCATCATTGTTTGTCTTTAGTTTAACAGTATTCTCATCAACAGTTTGAGAATACCTTGCCATCTCTTTATCAAGTTCAATAATCGCTTTCTTTTGATCTTGCGTTAAAGCTATTAATCTTGCGTCTAATGTTGCTTGTTGTTCTTTAACTGTGCGTATAGAAGCAGTAGCACCCATAGTTGCTCCACCTCTACCTGTTAAAACTGTTGGCCCTTGTATTTTTGCTCTTTCAGATGCTACTAATGCTTCTGCATCTGCAATCTGTTGTTCTAATAATAACTTTTCCTCTTGCTTTTTTGTTATTAAGTTAGATGCTGCTTGTGCTTTTGCTTTTTTTACTATTGCAGCAGATAATTTATCATATGCTTTTGTTGCTTTACCTGCTAATATTTCTTCATTGCTAAATCCTTCTAAATAATCACCATAAACATTCCTCAATTCTTTAACCGCATCAATTCTAACCCTCATTGGAAGGTTAGCATTAGTTGCACTTCTAAATAATAAATCAAGTTGAGTTTTTTCAGCAGCTAATGATTTAGCATATTCTTCATTAGCAGTAATTGCTTGCTTTAATTCTTTTCTATACCCAAAAAATCTATTTGCCCAATTCTCAAATCCTTGTGCATTAATTTGAAATGCAGCAGTTACGGCTGAAATGGCTAAACCTAAACCACCTGCCGCAGGTAGAATGTTTGTTATGTTATTTGCAATCGCATTAAATCCATAAGGCAAATCCTGAATAACCCTACTCACGCCAGTAAAGTCCTTACCCATAGATACTACCTTTCCTCCCGTCTTACCTGCTGCTTTCTCTACCCCATCAAGTGATAGGATAGTTTCTTTCATCGCTGCAATGGCTTGTTTATTATCAGCCGTGAGGACTATTTTGAGTGATTCTTCTGCCATTGCTTTATTTTAATGCTTCTGATAATTTCTTCATATTCTCAATAAACTGCTCCTGCGTTAATCTTTCCCCCCTATCCGGCTGCTCATCTGTTGACAAAGGTAAGAAATCTGTTATGCTTTTGCGCCCCTTCGTGTCGGTGTTGGTGCAGTACATCACATAAGCTATCAACCTCGCCCTCTGCCATTCAGCTAACTGCTTTGCTTCATACGCTTTCCTATAAAGCAAAAAATCTCGCCACCGAACCTGCCAAAACTGCTCAATAGTTAGGCCGGCTTCAATGGCGAGAATTATAACCTCATCCCAGGTCTTATCCCGGTGGTTTAACTTTTTTTTTCTTCCTCCGGTACGTTTTTATCAGCAGGTACATCCGGCACCATTGCCTTCATTGTGTACTGGATGAACTCTAACACTTGCGATCCTGTGAACTGCAATCCACCCCCCTCATCAATCAACTGCGATGCTTCCCTTTCAGTTATCACCTTTCCGGCTCCCTCACTTGCCGCCTGAATCATTGTGATAACGTGCTTAAAAGTTAGCGTTTGCCCATCGTACATCTCTAACATCTTACCTATTGGCAAGTTGCCATTCATTTCGCAGAATCGGTGCATCGCCCAGTTATTCCAAAGTAAACTAACAATGCCCGTTGAAGTTTTTAACTCAAATGCTACGGGCATAAATTAGTATGTCTTTGTTTGGGTAAGTGGAGCGTTCTGTACCTGGAACTCCGCATCGAACTTCAGCAAGTCCTTATCAGTAGCATCAAGTGATAAAGAAGTAACAAAGATGTTACCGCTATACACAATGTCTCCTGATACTGGAGAAGCAGGGCCGAAACGGGCAGGGATAGAATCACGGTTAACGAGCATTGTGTACAAACGGTCATAGCTTTCACGGCTACCGCTACCAGTTTGGTCAATGGCATTACCACTACAACTGATTGTCTGACTAACGGCATTACCGGGCAGTTGCTCATCTCCACACTTACTATCGGCATCAATGGCATCTCTTGTGATTTCCATTGAGTTGGAAGTAAGGCAGGCAACGGTCAGGAAAGAGCCGTTTCTGTCGAAATCCAGTTGAAGGATTATATCCCTCGCATTTACAAAAGTGTAACTCATATTTATTGTGTTTGTGAAATTATAAATTCATACCGCAAAATTACACGAAAAGTGTTATCAAATGGATCCAAGTCCTCCAGGTTAGTTACCGATGCCAAAACCACATTCTTACAATCCCATCCCGTTGGTAACACAACCAATGTATCACTATTTATCGCACCCATTACCGCCTCCGCTATTTGTTCTGCCCTCTTAAAGCCAAAGTTACTACTTTTAGTCGTTATATCTACGTTGACGGAAACGAGGTTAACATACCCTAACTTACCTTGCTCCTGCCCGGATGTTCTACCTGTGATAGTAATGTATTCAGCCGGCTCATTGGCAGGTACCATAGCATCGTACACATCAACATAGGTATAGGCAGCCAGTTGGGTAACTAACCACTTCTTTATCTCTATGGCAGGGTTTTTCATTATCATTTGAAGTACCGTTTAAGACGTTTGATAAGTTTTGGCTTTTCCTGCTCATATGCCGGTATGAAGAATGGTTGAGGTGCTATTCCGTTTTTTATAATACGGTAAGCAATAAATTGAGCCACATACAATAAATCGGACTTCTTTGTGCTTTTCCTACCCGTATAAGAATTTGTAATTTGTGCTAAATTCTTTTTCTTCACCCATCTTAATATCGCTTGCAGGAAATCATAATAATCGCCTTTGCCTTTGCCTCTAAATTGTGCTGCGTATGATTCCCACCCAGAAGGAATATTAACCTTTCTTTTCGTACCAAACTCTACATAAGGTGCATATCTAACGGTACTAAATACTGACTTAAATAAGTCATTGCTAATATCTACGTTGATACTTTGCCTTAACTTTCCATCAAATCCGGGAGCCATTCTTTTGGCTGCCTTTTGTATGTTCAATGCAGATGTTTTCAATTCCTTCGACAATACCTCTACTGACCGCTTATCCATTTGCTCAATGGCTTTCTGTATCTGCTTCACCCCCGATATGTCAAGTGCAAAACCCTGCGCCATTACTTAAAGATTTGTATTTCAAAGTATTCTTTCTTATTCTCAATGTCGGTAATAGAATGGATGCTATATTGCTCACCGCCTATTTCTAACCGATATGTTTGATCAATGGTGAGGGGGTAGCGCACATAGACAGTAGCGGATGCAGTGTAACTTACCTGCGCTGCAATCAAAGAACGGCTATCGCCAAGCGGAATAAACATACCCCAAATGGTACCTACATTCGCATAGGTAACCGGGTAACCCCCCTCACCATCGCTCACCTGTGTAGGTTGTAATACCCCAATCGGCTCAATTAATAATTCAGCAGATAAGTAGTTCGGCCTTGTTCCCTTTAACCTCATAGTATCGGACTTTGACGGGTGAACTGCTGACACGCTCTCCATGCTTTCTCACAGATGCCCATACCTTCAGCACCTGCCCCCCTATTCTCGTACATATGGTTAACCTGGTCAAGTATGGCAAACTTCAAAGCAGCAGGAACCTGTGCATACCCTACCGTATATTCTGCCCTCATGTTCTCAATCTGTGGAAAAGTAATACGGGGATAATTACCGCCTATGATTCGTTTGTCGGTCAGAATTGTACCGGTATAGTCATCGTACAAGGTAATGTCGGAAGTAATCGGGCCGTATGGCAGTTGATAGGCACCGCCTTTGTTACTAAACCATACCTTTACCTGCTTTGTTATTACGCTGATACCTGCGGCATCTTCGATTATCTTACGGGCAGAACTAATCAACTGCGCTACCTGCGCATCTTCGCTTGTATGGCTTACCCTAATGTATAGCTTCGCCTCTGCAAGTGTTACCGGCTCCGCATAGCTTACCTCTGTTACCTGCGAATCTATCGTATAAGAGTAGTTACCCATTTCTCAAAGTTTATTAATTTATCATGCGGCCTTAACTGCTCTGCCCTGTCAAATGCCGCCTTGCTGCAAAGTTCGTAATTATTCATCACATTTTGTATGGCCTTAACCCATTGGTGAGGTCGGTCAGGACTGCAATAGATACCTGCATCCCCACAGTTCTCCCGTAATGCAGGTAAATCACTTACAATGCAAGGAATCCCCGATGCCATTGCTTCGGTTGCCGTTCTTCCCCAACTCTCATACTGCGAAGGCATCAAAAGTATCTTTGTGCGCCTGTATGCGTTCCTAATATCCGGTTGATTGACCATGTAGGTAACATTCGGCAAGTCCTTGTATATCTGTTCACCATAGCCACCCTGTACGGCAAGGAACTTGTACTCTGGCATCATTTGTGCCACCTCATAGAATAGTTCTGCCCCCTTATTTCGATTGAGATTAATTAGGGTTATTTCTTCTCCTTTATCAACCCTATAATGGTCAATATTCACCGGTGGTTGAAGGATGAATGAATTGTTTGGATATTTGCCGTGTTCACTTCCCCAATGTGAGTTATACACCACGTTTATATGCTGATTCCGTCTTACAGAAATATAGTTAAAGGTATTGTGAGCAAACCAAACGGCCGGCTTCTTTGTCTTTTTGCAGTCCTCTGCTACATCGGCCGCAAAATCTAATTGAGTGAAAATTACATCTGCCCAATCATGGTGAAAGTACCAATCATGTGAGCGATTAAATACTGGTATGCCTTCGTACTCATAGTACTCATTGTTCATTGCGGAGGTCATGACCTTTACGAGATGGCCACGGCTTAACAACCACTTGTTTATCTCGTGTGCGTTCCATTCCGATCCTGACTTCGCCTTCGGGAGATATTGCTGCACGTGCCACAATACACGCATTTTTCGAGGGTTTTCGCTCACGCTTTTTCATAATAATAAAGGGGGAGAGTTTCCCCTCCCCCCTCATTGATGTTAGATAGTAGCGAAGATAGCGGAGTTAGGAAGCATCAAGTTGATGGCCTCATAACACTCGATACGGGCAGTAACCATGTTGGTTACGAAGTTGTTTTGATCTTCGTAAGACAACTCAATGTTTACACCGTTCACCTCTACTCTTTCGAGGAAGCTATTGTCTATCAGGAACGCACGGTCATTTGGTACCCAGTTACAACCTACGATAGGCACACCGGCAATGTTCAACACACCGGACTGACCGATATTCAAACCACCTGCACCCATGTAGTAACCATTGGTGAATGATTCGTTCAGCAGCAAAGACCATTGTGCGTTAGAAACAAACACAACAGATGCGCTGAAATCACCTGCACGCAGGTTACCAATCAACTGGATAATCTTACCCAAGTCAGCAGATGCAGAAGTAGTGGTAGAACCAGTAGCGGCACCGGATACAGTAGAGAAGAAAGCAGCATTTTCTGCACGGAAGAAATCACGAGTCAGCAAACGGGGTAAAGTTTGGCTCATGAAAGGCAGAGATGCTAACATCTGACGGCTGAATTTGCTGAAACCTGCGATGAACTGATTTACGGTCTTTACTTCAGTCAAAGAGTAATCGTTCTCACGCTTCAGTGATCCTTCGAGTTGTGCAGCGATGTTGTTGGCGTTACCGGATGCCTCACGGTAAGTAACATACAAACCGGTAGGGCTTTCAGTGGTAGGCACGAAATCACGGAAGTTAACCAATTGTGCAGGGTTGATAGCTTGACGGCTATTGTAGGTAGCAACGCTATCACCGGACAGGTTAGAAGCCAATGTGATTGTCTTAACCTCTGGCAGTTGGATGTGCAGACGGCCATTCTTTCTCATTTCGGCTTCGATGTTCACACCTTCGAGTTTCTCGGAGAGTGCTTCGCTGAAAGATTTGCCTTCGGGTTGACCGCTCTTTACTTTTGTGGTCAGGGCATCGAATTGAGATTGCATAGCATCTTTGAACTCTTTAAGTTCAGCAGCAGTAGCAACTGATTCGAGTTTGCTTTGAAGTCCGGCAACTACGCTCTTGGCTTCAGCGGCATCGGTTTTTGCATTGGCAGAGTTTGCCAGTACTTGCGTAAGGTTATCACCGATTGATTTTACCTCCGCAGCGATTTGTTCTTGTGTCATTTTACAAGTGTTTTAAATCTGTTATTTAATTGTTTGAGTGCATCCAATACAACAGTTGATTCCGGCTCGACTGCTTTCG